AAGATTAGCTGTTTGTGTTCCGCTCGATGTTTTTATTCCTTTGAATAATATCTTACTTCCTGTCCTTAGATTTATTATTTCATCTTTGGTAATATGAAAATCTTTATGCTTATCTAATATATCAATCTTATCAATAAATTCAGGTATAATAGAGATGTGAGCAGAAGTAAGAGTGTACCTTGTAAATAAGATAACATGGTTTGTTTCGTATGTGAGTAGTAGTAGAAGTAAATTAATAGAATATGACTTGCCACTACCCCGACCACCTGTAACAATGAAATATCTACTGTCATTTCCAAATGCTTTATATTTCGGATTCAGAAGTACCAAAACTTATAATATCTTTTAAATTCATTCCTGTAACGTTAACATCTGATTCAATCCTTTCTTTTGCTTTACCAAACAAATGTTCGGATATAAATATCTTACCACGCTCAAACGTTAACAAATCTTTTGCTAATTCAATACGAGCTTCATCATTTGTATTAACTGACTTTATTTGTTTTATAGCAGCTAAGAATATATTATTCGTTTTCTGTTCATCTGCTACTGGTTTTCTCCCTGCTCCTGGTATTGCTCCTCCTTTGCCTGCCATCGAAAAAAGTTTTGATTATTCGATTACCCTAATAACGCTCCTCCGTTATCATAAGCATTGTATACTTGTTTGATTTTACGTAACATGTCATTCAAACATGAAGCGCATGAAGTTGGTTGCTCGTTCGTTTTAAATACTCTGTTGTACACCTTTAGAAATTGTAGTTGGTCGCTTGGTCTTACCTTAACCCTCATGTTAGGTAGTAACGTTGTTAGTTGTTCGTGCTCTACTTCGGTTAAGCATTCAGGTGTTTTGTAAGGAAACATTTTGTTTAGTTTCTCTTGGCGTTCTTTACAGCCACAGTCCTCTCCTGCTACGAATTCAACCAGTTTATCGATCTTTGTATACTTAGTAACTCTTGCTACTGTATCACCAAGTCCTTTTGATACTCTTTTTGCCATATTTTTAATTTTCTTTTACATTTTTTTATCGTGTGAAAAATCGAGGTCAAACTAATTTTAGTTTCCTTTTCAAGTTCACGCATACTTTTTCCACTACGCAAATATAATAAAAATAATTGTTGGTCAAACCACTCCCATGTTTTTATTTGTTCTTCGACGCTCTGATAGTATAACTCAATTTCATACGTTTTGTTGTTTTCGTCTTCGGATAGGTCAACCATGAGGTCAATATCTACCATTGATATCTCTCGTTTGCAGTAATCAAAGAAGATGTTGCGAAGCATAATCCATATGAATGACTTGGTGATCACTTGACCTTTGCCGTATTTGTGAAAACGAATGTACATATCCTGAACGATGTCCTCCGCTTCGGTCTTGGCTCCGAACCGTTTTACGATGCGCACCCATTCATCGTGATGCTGTGCTATTTCTGTTAGATTCATGGTATAACGAAAAAACCCCTACACCAATTGATGTAAGGGTATTAAATTAGTCTTTGATAAATGTTCCTGATTCCGTCCTCCCCGTTCGGTATTCAATAACCTTAAACGCTCTTTTAGCGCAATCTTCAAGTGAGTAGCCCATTTGATTAGCTAATATTACTAATGTGATGTAAGTGTCTCCTAATCCATCAATCGTGGCTGCTATATCTTTTTTTAGTATTGCTGATGATAATTCCCCCAACTCCTCCATAACCTTCGCGAGTTGTTGAAACTTATTGTCTGGGTTATCTAAATTACGAGCCTTAGCCCAGTTTATTATTTCTCTTTCCATTCTTTTAAATATAAATCAATTAAAAATTTTGTTTTCTCAAGGTCTTGCACAAAGTTACCTTTCTTTCTGCATCTCACCAGGCGTTTTACCAAATCGAATTCGTATGCGTTCAATCCATGGTCTTCTGCAAATTTATAAAGCGATCCTTTATCATTGTTGTAATACGATGGTGCGTTGTCTGATAAATGCGTAAAGTATGATTCAATAGTGTCAAATGATTGTTCTTCACCTCTGTCGTTAACTATCCACGTGTAGCTCTTGTTTTGCCTTACAACGTCGTACACTTTACCATAGGTAACGTTGGCAAAGTGTTTTTCAATACATCTTAACTTCATACTGGTTCAACACTATAAATTTCGCTAGCTTTTACGTAAAACATTTTATCTAAATATCCTACAAATCCAAGCCATTCATCTTGATTTGACCCAATAGTTTGCACTACGACTAATATATCGTCATCTGCTTTTATAATTCTTCCTTCTACGTGACCGTAGCTTATATAATACTCTCTCATAAATCAAACACTTTTAATGACTCTGCAAAGTTACCATTTTCTTTTAATTGTCGTAACATTTCGGAAACTATTTCTCGTGTTTCGGCTTGAGCATCTGGGTTCAAACGTTGCTTACATAGTCTGATGAATGCGTATAGTGACCCTGTCCAAATCATTGTTGTGTTAAGATTCAAAGGTAGGATAGTTCGTGCCTGTTCTTTACTTACACCTAAATCAATCAACTTCTTATAGGCATTCTGACAAAACTCTTTAACTTCATATTCGATAACATTGCAAGCTTCTTGACCGTACATGTCCAAAGGCTCTGCACTGCCTTGTTTGCTGTCTTTTGATTGTGTTCGCCACTCGTTTATAAGTGTGTACGTATCACTGAAATCACAATACCTTCCTGAGATTGAATTGTATTCAACTCCTATTTGCGTTTTAATTAATTGACGTTCGACATAGATAGGAACTTGCAACCTAAACACAACCTTTGGATGACTAAATGGACTCCAGTGGCTGTGTCGTGCCAAATAAGATAATAAACTATTATTTTGTTCTGCTGTATAATGTTCTGCTCTTTTGTCAAAACTTACTCGGGCAACGTCACACACCGTAACGTCTGACCCGAATGTATCTAATAATTCTACTTTCATAATACTATTTAATTAACTCCCACAATACAGGCACTCTTCCAAATCATCATCATCTAACTCAGGATTGTTTTCTATTTCAGGGTTAAGTTGTTTCTTTAACTCATATATCTCCATCATCAACTCTCCATCTTCAAAGATGTTCCCTGTTAATTTAGCTTTCAATTCTGTAATTTGTTTCTCAATTTCCATCGTCGTATTTATTATAATATGCTTTACAAATTAATCTACCTACGTTAATAACGCCCTTCCGATTCTCTCGTCTCTTCCACCTATCAATGTCGAATGCTATCGCTATCATCCAACGGTTGCGGTTCTTGTTGTCCTTTTTCATGTGTTCGGTAATTTTTCGTAACTAAAATACTTTAAGTAATTATTTAACATAAAGTGTGTATTTGTGTGACCACCTTTGGTATACTCAAGCTTTAAAGCGTTATCCATTGCTATGCCTGCTGCTAAAGCTTTTTTGTAGTTCTTGTGACCTTTGTAATATTTTTCTGCTTGCTCTCTATACATTTTGTAATTCTTTTTTTACTTCTTGCCAATACTTTGTGTGTTTCTCACATAATGGTATAAATCCACAACTTCTATCTTGTAATGTGTTTGTGTTTAATATCTCATCAACTGCAATTAATGCGCATAGCTTAGCAGCTTCTTCACTCATTCCACATTCATCGCAAAATAAATCTTCATTGTCTTCTATACACAGAAACTTATCTACTAACTCCCTTGATTTCTCTTTCGCTGTCATTGTATCTCGATATTAATATTTTCTTTAAACTCATCAATTTGTTTGATAACATTTGAATAGGTCTGCGCCATTGTCTCATTATTATTCTCTACAAATGTAGCTGCGAACCTTTCAACTCCTGTAATAAAAGCATTTATTGTTTGCTTTATTTCTCGTTTGTGAAACATGTTATCTGAAACATCATCTAAGGAATGCAAAGCTGATTGGCAAAGCATTGTAGCATGAGCTATGTGTTTGTAGTATTCGATTGCTTGCTGACGTTTAGCCTCAGTCAAATCGCTGAGGCTTGTTACTTTCTTTTTCATAATTTTGAATATTTTTCTTTTAAATTTTTTAATTCCAACACAGTTTTTTTACCAACATTTCTTATTTTTAAAAGTTGATATGGTTCTAATTTTAACAAATCTGACAATTGATAATTATAACGGTCAACACCTTTTAAATAAGGTAAAAAATAATCTAATTCTGTAATTGCAACATTAAAAAGGCGAATGCTAATCTCTCCATTATTGGACATATTAACTAATAATTTATCAGTAACAGATTCTACTTCTGCATTTATTTGACTTTTATATTGCAAACATATTCTTAATGCTTGTTCATATTCTGCACTTGTTATCATGTTAAAACGGTTCTGTTGATTGTACTTTATTTACTCTCCACGCCTCATTATTCGTGAAGTATTTCCCCTGCCACTCGGTTGTCTTAAAGTTAAAATGTACTTCAACTTCTTGGTCAACCTTGTTATACTGCAAGAACTTATCTACCTTCTCAGTACCAAAAATACTGAACTTAGCGCTTTGAGGGTATTGCTCCCCGTTTTCTTTTACTACAAACTCAATCTTTTTGTTTGCTCCTACTTCAATCACTTCTAACACGTTAGTGATTGTTCCATTAAATTTCATCTCGTTTTTCATCTTCTTTTATTTTTTGGTTAGCTATTCTAAATGCTTCCTTCACACATTCGGTTACACTGTATTTTTTCTTTTGGTATTTTAGTCTCATACGAATCTCATCGATTGGTATGTCGGCAAAATTAACAATACTTTTTTTCATGGATTTGATTTATGTATTCATTATAAAATTCAATCGCTTGCTTGCACGTATCTAGCATCTTTTCTTCAAGATCTAAGTCACGGTCAATGGTTAACATGGTCACAAGTGATTCGCTCGGTGCGTTACCTACTCGGTGCAATTGCTCGTTTTCGTAGCCTATAAGCTCCTGAGGCGTATCGACCATGCAATATGCTAACGCAGCTTTGTCAACGTTGTAAAGATACATATAACCTCTTAACTGATATTCGTAATCTTTCAGATTAATATCGTCAGGTGTTGCAGGGAACGTTTCAAAGCTCCAGGACGTTTTAATGTCGATTATCAACTCAGGTGTGTAGATGTCTGCTTCGCCAGTCAATATGTCCGTTGACTTTCGCTCTGTGTTCTTTTCGTAGTTAGTGAATAGTACGTCGTTAAGTAATGCAATTGAATGTTCCTCACATTGCAAACCCTTCGTTACATACTTATTATTTAGCTCCACATCGTAACCAAAGTAGTCCTGTTTAGCGATTGACTTAATGTAAGACTTTGCTGTCTCTGATAAGCCTCCCTTAGTGCGAGAGGCTGTCATGATTTTCGGTAGTGAACTGCAACGTATTAACATTAGTATTTGATTTTAATTAAACCCCAAAATAAACTGATTTCTTTTTTTAATGTTTCTTGTTTTACTTCAATTGGCTTTTGATAAATTTGGTTCTTGTTTTTTGATTGACCTTGTTTATATAAAAAATCGTACAATTTACGAGCCATGTGTATGTTTGGCTTAATGCTTTTCCACTTGTAAAGATGTTTTTTACCATCTCTTTTGTGTTGCAAAAATTCACTTCTTATTTTTAGCTCAGTTTGCTGAGATACGTTATATTTTTTTGAAATGTATATCTGTACAAAATCATCTTTTGTTTCATCATGAACGTTTTTCAACACTTTTAAAAGTCTTTGCGCTCGCTGTTCTTTTACCTCGTTACTCATAATTTTTAACATAGCTCTAATTGTTGGATAGTTAATTCAAATTTCTCTTTTAATTTCTCCATAGTATACTCCCCCTTCTTGATTTTCTCAAGTGCAATGTGTAAACGTTCGTCGGTTATTGTCTCTTTGCGTTTCGGTGTTGGCGCTTTCGAGTCAGGGTCGCTTTCTGTTTCATCGATTAAGAATAAACCGTTAAGCGCATACTTTCGTGCGTAACTTGAAGCAGTACCTGTTGTCTGTTCTGATGACATTCCTTTGTGTTCTCCCATTTCAGCAAAACCAAATACTTCAATAGATTCTCCTTCATGTTTAAAGGTTGCTGTTGCTTTTAAAAACAATTTGTTACCTATCTCAATTATTGAATCTGACATCAATAATAGTGAGTCGTACTTATTAAGTAAAGGTTTTAAAGCCTCTAATATTTGTTCAGCACTTCTATACTTGTACTTTCCAAATGCGTTGAATGAACCCTTAGGACATTTCAACTCTGCTTGTATTTTAATTAAATTTTTCATGATAAAATTAGTTTAACGTTGTTTTTTTTGAATATTGTCATCCCTAAATCGTATTCGACCGAGTCCCAGTTAATATTTAGGTCGTCAATTAATACCTCTTGTTCAAATGCTCCAAGTACGATTGACCCTTTGTACACTGTAATGTACATGAACTTTGAAGCGTCGACCTTCTGAAGTATCAACGCTAATTTTCTAAAATTTGTTTTCATGTGTGTGTGTGTTTTAAGTTATTCTTCTTCATCTTCATCTTGATCGTCGTCTTGATCGTCAAGGTATTTATCTAATTGTGCCTCCCAATATCTATCGTAAGCGTCACTGCCATAACATCCTGCCATTTTTATTAATTTTTTATTTCATAAACAACTGATACTGGTTTATTCCAGATTCTTTCGTTTTGCAAAAACTTAGCTAATTTATTAGGATTACAAGTTGAAAAAGTTCTTTTGGAAAAAACATCTCCGTTTTCCAATGTAAACTTAAATACATATTTTGCTCTCATGTGTGTGTGTTTTATAGTTAGTGGTCGTTATTGGAATCGAACCAATGCTCTCCAGCGTTTACATACAGAGGTGCTTCCAGCTACACCAAACGACCAGCCCAAAGGCTCAACTTGTTTTATTAGTACGTCAAAGAATTATACAACAAATATACACATTAATTATTAATCTGCAACACTTCTTGAAAGTTTTTTAAATTATTTATTAAATAATATTTGAAACCTTGCGCTTCAAGTTGTTTCTGTTGGTATTTCTGAAGCTCTGATTGTTTGCCTATCAACGATTTAAATTCAACAAAAATTGTTTTACCGTCTTTAAAAATAGCAGCGTCGGGGAAACCGTTTACATTGCACTTTATTATTTTTAGAACATACCAACCTTTTGATTTCGCATACTTCAAACATGATGCTTGAATTTTACTTTCTAACATACATCTTTAAGGTAAAGTTCTTTTTCTGTGAAACGGTCTTATGTATTTTCTCGCTTAGTGATCCTTTGCCATAAACAAAAAAAACATCGTTAACGGGTCTTTCTTTTACGGTCATGCGGTCTCTCGCTTGGATAAAATTTGTGCCTGAATAACCAAAATTATAGAACACTAAGCAATGCGCCTTAGACAGATTCACACCCATTGCGCTACTGTATTGTTGACCAATGTAATGTTTATCCGTTCTATTGAACTCATCTAAATCTGTTGTAAAGTTAGGGAATACAAGTTTCAATAATTCAAATTCCTCAACAAAATAGTAAAGTATTGCAAGTTTTTTACCTTCAAAGTAGTCTCTAATAAATTCAGCTTTGCGTGTGTTAAGAATCATTGATTTTCCCGACTCAAATTTAATGGTGCCTCCCTCAAGTTGGTGAACCTTCTGCATTAACTTTGCTCCAGTATCTGCTAATATTACGTTCTCTTTACCTTCAATGATTAAATCTTTTTCTAATCGCTCGATTAAGTTACGACAAAGTGTAGGATAATATATTACGTGTTCATTTACCTTTGATTCAAAACCTGACTCTTCTTGAGTGAACTTTAATATGTATGGTTGTATAAATGAATCAATTAAATCAATCTTTGCATCTGAGTAGTCGTTTACAATCGCATAGCCTAATTGTTTCTGTTTTACGTTAACGTATGTTTTAGCCCATTTATAAAAATTCACTTCCTTAAATGGTGTGTAACCACTCACCCAAAACTGATGGAACATTTGAGAATAAGATTCAGCAGCAGGTGTGCCACTTAGAAAAATCATTGGTACACGTGAATACTTAAGTTTAAATTCTTTTACTCGTTTTGATGGTTTTGGGAATGCTCCAAACCGATGATGCTCGTCGTGGATTATTAAATCAAAGTTTCCTTCGATATTAGCTAACTGCTCATCGTTTGTAACCGTTAGATTAAACGTGTACCCAAAGTTACTGTAATCGCTTTCAATCGAGCTTATAGCCTTCTTTTTAGTTAGGAACAAAACGTTTTTTGCTCCGTAAAGATGTGCGGTGTGTAAAGCGGTCAAAGTTTTGCCTGTACGTACTTGCATAGCTAAATAAACAATTCGTTTATCTTTGAGTATGTCGACCGCTTTGTGCGATAACTCAAGTTGGTAATCTCTTAAATTCATTTATCTAATTTTTTAACCCATTCATAAATAGTTTTTCTTGATACATCTAACATTTCAGCAACAACACTTTTATTCAAATCTTTATCAGCTTCATACATTGCTTTAAATTTATCAAAACTGCTCATTTTATCCTTAGAGACATTTTTTAAATCTGTTTTCTCTCGTGCGTCTTGCTTAACTAATTTAGCCATATTAACAAAATACTCTGATAATTTTTCAGCTCTTAAAATAGATTCTTTTTGAACCTGTTGACATGGGTATTCTGTATCATCAAAGCTCCATAAGGTATTTAATAATAGTGCAAATCTTGGAATATAAGATTTTTGTTTTGGTAACATACTTTTCATGTACTCATTTTCATCATCTGAGTTTTGAATATTAGTTATTTTATCATGTATTCTTACCCATTCTTTTCCGCTTTCTTCATTAAACTTTACAATTAAAGGTACAATTTCATCGTTTTCATCAAAATTTAAAAACTTTGAATTAATTACACTCTTCATGTTAACTACAAAATCATTAAACCAAAGCAAAGCTTCAGCACTTATATAATTATCATTGTACTTGTTAACTTTTAGATCAGGGTAACTAATAAGAATCCTATCTACAAATCCATTATCCTTATTCGCTCCATTACTAAACTCTTCAAAAATACTTGGTTGTATACCTCCAATAACAGGAATAAATGGTTTATCTACAAAGGCGTTTTTTGCTGTTTTTCTGTTTAATGAAATAGGTGAACCACTCCATGAAGATAGCCAAAACTCTAAATCAGAACCAGCCCTGTATTTATTCATGTCTTTAAACCATCCTGCTAATTCGTCTTTAAATATTCCAATAGCATTTGGGTTTTCTTCATGCAAATCAACCAAAGCCTCGATAGTAATATCCCCTACAATAAATTGTTTGTTTTTTGGTTTTCTTATTTCTTCGCTTCGTTCCTTTTCCTTTTTATCCTTCGCTTCATATTCCATCCACTTTTGGTATTGTCTTTGATATTCCTTTTGTTCCTTTACATTTAAGGTTCTTAAAGGTGAAATCATTTGTTGAATGGATGGCGTTTTACCAATCCCAGGTTTACCAACCAAAGCAATCCATAATGTAGCTACTTCACGCCATCCTGACTTTACCTCCATAACCATAGTGTTTCCAACAATTAATGATAACATCCACATAAATGAACATCCCATATAATCAGTTGATAAACCTAATGTATTTGAACTTTCTGTAATAAAATGTTGAATTTCTAAGGGAAATATTTCAATTGGAAAACTTGACCTAATTATAGGTTCATTTTTAGTTATCTCAATCTTTTTTATTTGCCTTGTACCATAACCATCTTTGTATAGTTCTTTAGCTGCTCTATTAAAATCACCCATATGATTTTTATGAGCATACATTGTGAACGGGTTTAGTAGTGTTTCATTCGGGTATATTGTACCAGTTGAAAACAAGAACATACAGCCACTATCCTTAAAGATATAACCAGAATGTTGGCTTTCCGCTCCGTGTCTTTTTATAACATAACTTTTAGAAGTGTTTTTAACTATGGTAAAGTCTGATCCTATTAAGTCAATACAGCTATGCTTATTATTATAGTCCTCCCATGGTGTCACATCACTACCTACATATTCATTTGTAAGCTTAACTTCAGCAGTAATAGGGTTCTTATAATCATAAGTTTTTGAAATAGACCAAATTATATTTCTTTCTTCTTCTGTAATATAATCGATTTGATGATACTCATTTTTAGTTAGAAAGTTATCATAAATAATTACAAAACCACCTGTCCCCCTTGTTTCAATTATTGCCTCTGTCATACCTTCAAGCTTTGCTATCTTTGTATTTCCAACAATAGTTTTGGACTTGTACATGATGTGATACCCACCTTTTTGAGTTTTGGATATTACAACCTTATCCATGAAGTCAACAATGTTATCACAAAGGAAAGCAAGGTATTCATCCCACCACTCTTTTTTCTCGCTTACAGTACTTAAAACTTTTAGATCAATGTCTATAACCTCCAAATCATTAAATCCTGTTACAAGTCCGTATTTAGGGCAGTTTAATAATTCTATTTCATCACTTGAACGTTTGTCTGTTTGATATTTCTTCCATTTACCTATTGGAACTTTTTCATCGTCACATGGGATAATGCTATATCCCATGCTAGACAATTTCTTTAAATAATCTTTAGTAATCATATTTCAATAGTTTTACTTCTTCTATTATACGTTCTGTAAATGTCATTATATGTTTCAGCAAGTTTGTTTTTAAACACAACCTTATTAACTATTTTAGATATGTTAAAATCATAGTTAATACCTTGTTTTCTTTTTTCAAATCCTAACTCAGTCATTACATCGATAATTTCTTGATTAGAAACATAAACTCCGATTGAACTTTCGCAAATATGTTTTAAACCATAAGAACCTGAAGCATTTGGATTAACGTTTTTAGTTCTTGTAAGGGCATTTTCAACCCATTGTTTTATGTATTCCTTTTTCATATAGTTGTTATAAATATGTATTCTAAATCTAAATAATCGTTTTTAGATATTTTAATTCCTTTTTTCATAATAAAAAGTTAAATAAATTAAAAAGCCCTGTCAAAAAGTAAAGATCTCACGTTTACAAATTGACAGGGCAAATACCTTAAGTGTTACTATGTATGAGATCTAACACGTCAACAAATATAGTAATTATATTTTAATTAGATTCTATTTATTTAAAAATAATCGTAATTTAAATTTAATCTAAATAACATTTATACATTTAAGTAAAAGTGTAACATACTGTCACCCTATGTTACAGTAACTTTTCAATGTTTATAAGGGTTTGCGCAGTGTAACTGTAACGTTACACTTTTTTTTATTTTAAAATTTTTACTTGATAATTTTTTATTTTTTAAGGTGTAACCCTAAATGTTACGGTTACAGGTTACACACAAAAAAACCCAACCTGTAAAGATTGGGCTTGGTGTTTAGAATGGAGGTTGCCAGCATTCACCGACTTTGTTTTGTTTATAGGGTTCTATTTCACTATGAAACATCCGTTTTGTTTGCAGAAACGTACAATCGCTTATAGTTGTTATTTCTGCGGTGTATACGGTATTCTCGTAAAACACCAACGAATCATGTTTTATGTCCGTTATGCGTAAACAATCGCACGTTTTCACTTCTTCTTTTTGGCAGCCTACCATGAGCAATGCTGCTGCAATTATTAGTTTTTTCATAATTTAGATAACCATTGTTTGTGAATCTGTTTTGCTATTTTACCCGTCATTAGTGGGGGGACTGACATACCGATTAGATAACCAGGTTTTACTTTTAAAAAATTATAATCAGATGGATAACTACCTCCTTTACATAATTCACTTTTTGATAGTGTTCTTTTTTCATCATAAAGTATGTTTTTTTCTCCAGCTAAAATTGTATTTAAAACTTTATTTTTGTGAATATATTTAACTGAAAAAAACTTTTCAACTCCCTCTATTCTTATAGTTGTTTCATTCATTGAAGTTTCAGATTCAATTCTTTGGTCCCACATATTGCCATAAGATGGTGGTATTGATTGTTGACCTTTTGCATTTTTTTCATAAATCTCATTAAAACAAATTTTTTTTTCGTTAAAATTCAATTCAATTTTAGGTAATTCAGTAAACATATCTACTTGTTGCATAAAAGGACCAGCTAAATCTTTACGTAAAGCAATAAAAAACACACGTTCACGTCTTTGAGGTACTCCCATTTTAGACGCATTTAATAGAAAGTGTTGACAAGTATAACCAGCTTCATCAAATGCTTTGTAAATCTTAATTACATATTGCTTAGCTTCACCCAATAATAACCCTTTTACATTCTCAGCTACAACAACTTTTGGTTTTAACTCTTTTGCTAAATCTATAAAGTCAAAAAATAACGTGTCTAAAACTTGTAACTCCTGACCTTCACGAAATTTCTTTTCTTTCCCCCAGTCTTTTTCTCTATTGCCCGCCATACTAAATGAGCTACAAGGCGGTGAACCGTCTAATATATCAAGGTTATAAAGTTCTTGTGGTAAATCTTTACGTTTTGCAAAGGTTGTAATACTTTCTAAATAGCTGTATTTTGGCTTATGATTCTCTTTGTAAACTTCTACCATTTTAGGGTCAATGTCATTGTGTCCTATTACATCAAATCCAGCTAACTTATAACCCATTGTTGACCCTCCACCACACGCAAAACAACTAAATACTTTTCCTTTGTCTTTTGTGAAAACTGCTTCACTTAATTTCCAATTGTAATTCATAACATTTTTTTTAATAGTTCAATATACCCTTCTTCCTCTGCGTAACCTATTTTTTTAAGGAATTCGAAATAATTCCCTTTAACGTATCTTTTCGCCTGCCATGTCTTGTAATACTCCACACAGTCTGAAACGCTCTTAAATCGCATTAATTTACCATTTAAGCTAAATCCGAACGCGTTGTTATACTCTCGGAATCCTTTACTCTTCCCGTTACCAGTTTCAAGTCTATATTGTGCGAAAACAATCTCGGGATGTTTAATCTTTTTTGCCTTGATTTGCTGTATGCTCAATTGAGCGCCAGATAGACTGCTCATCGTCAGACAACTCGTCAAAAGTAGGGGCTTGATAAATATAATCTTCTTCATTGTATGATTCGTTTTTATGCCCAAAATATAGGCTTGTTATGTATTTTTTTCCTTCCCATTGTGCGATCGCATGTCCTACGGTCGCAACGGGTACATTTAAATGTTTTGCTATGTCAAGCTGAATCCATCCAGCTTCGAGCATGTTACGCACACGGTCGTAGATATAATTATAGTTCGAAGGGCTTCTCACAATAGCAGTTGATTAAAATGTTTTGAAATGGACTTTCTTGGTCGTAATCAGTTACCATGTACTCTCCAGAACCACCACACGTAATACATTTGTTTAGTTCTGCAAATTCATCAAATTGCTCTAATTCCATTGTAGTGCAAATGCGGTCACCCTCTTCGCTATATACAAGCCCGTCATCTATGTATAGACGCTCTCTAAGCTCTTCAAACGATGCCCATACACTATCACTGTCAATCTTTGTAAATTCAACGTCTGAGGGCATAAAAAACAATTCTTTGCCAAATATTTTTTTAAACAGTGTCTTCATGGTCAAAATATATAACAGTTACTAAACCAAATAATGCTATTCCGCTCCAAATAGCTTGTGATATCCCGATTTCGTATCTAACGAACCCTACGATTAAAGCAATGATTAACATTGCGATTAAATAATTAGCGTGCTTCATGACCCATAATTTTTAAGATGAATAAATAGTTTTCGCCAGCTACCTTTTGCGCTTCGGTTACTAACTCCTCCGAAAATTTTACTTTGTCGAATCTGTTACCATAGCCAACTTTTTCACGTATTTCTGAAATTTGGCTTTCAATTAAATCTGCTGTTTTCATTTTACAATATAATATTCATCGGTTTTTAAAAATTGATTCCAATCATTCGCGCTCCAATAGTAAGCGCTGTCAAATTCTTGTTTTGACATTCTGATTGTTCTGTACTTGTTACCATCCTTTCTAATAGTATACGTTCTTGCTGATTTGTTTGCTGTTGTTTTCATGTGTTTATGTTTTTAATTATGTAGCAAATATATATATTAATTATTAATACACCAAACTTTTGAGCAAAAAAAAAGCGATTAATTTCTTAACCGCCTAAAACACAATAGTAAAGATACTAAAATTCTTTTAATAAACAATAGGTTATTCTGTTTTGATTTTTAACCAGATTTATTATCATTCGGTATTGCTCTACATTATTACAAACTTGACAACCAGCAGAATAATTACCTACATTCTCACCAACCAATCTAACTGACAAATCATTTGATATACTATGAAAGTTAATACCATAACCACTACCCGTAATTGGCGCTCCTATCTCTTCGCTTTTACCATCTTTATCACCGTCACGGTATACAATGAAGTTACCTACTTGACGAAGTGCAGGCATCTTACCTTGATGTAACCCAAACTTCCAAACATCATAGTAAACCTCATCAGCCTTAACAACCGCAGCTCCTACCTTATTATATTTAAGATAGCCACCTTGTAAGATTGGTGTACCTGGGTTTGTTGTGCCTGTTACAACCTTTACAAATTGCTCACCATTGAACAAATAAAACTTATCATCGTATTTGTTCGGTGCATCTTCCTCACTTCTAACACCAACTATCCAATATCCTTGCGGAATAGATTTAAAAGATTTTAAACTCTTAACTCTGTCGAGTATTTGTTTATCTGTATAATTCTTAACGTTGTTCATCTACTGTCAATTGCGATAATACTCCTGCTACTGAACCAACTGCAACCATGTAAGGTGCAATTGCTAAACTAAACGGTGGAGCGATTAATACCGCTCCTATTCCTCCGATTGCTATTCCAACACTTTGGATACGTTTCCAAAAGTTTGGTGTTGGTGCATTCCATCTATTTTTTAATGACTTCAAAACTTCCATCTGTATATAATATCATGTGATTACTTGAGTCGCTCCATACTGTTTTAACGACTTTATTATTGATTATTTGCCCCTCGTAGAATTTACGCTTCACCAATCACTACTATTAACATAATTTAAAGCCTCCATATGATTAAACGTAAACAAAGCTCCATTTATAACATTGATTGGTATTTCATTTGTATTAACATAACTAATTATAACCTCAGTTTCAATAAGGTTGATTCTGCCATTGTTTATTGCTTCACTTAAGTATAAAGAATATGGCACAACTACATATATATTGTTATTTAGCTCCATTATAATCCGAATTTAGATTTATTAGCGTTAAAATTATTTAATACATTAGCATCTGAAAGTGCTACATTATACAATCTATTTTGATATATCTTACCTTTTCCATAATCAATACCTCCTGAACCTGAGCCATCGTACATTATTAAATAAGGATTAGCATTTACATTTAAATTGCCAGATATATTTGTAGATGTTGTTGATTGTAATACTCCATTTATATAAAAATTTAACCTGCTCCCATTATAAGACACTACTACTTGACAATTGTTATTTATATGACTTGTTGTATTTACAGTTATAAATGTTCCGCTTGAATACCATCCATTGTTTGCTGTTTGCACAACTAACTGCATACTTGTTCCGTTATATAATATTCTATAACTATACTCAACTCCAACAAGCCATTTATCATTGCTAACAACAGCATCTAAATTACACCAAATCTCTAAAGTCATTTGATTAGTAAGCGTTGGTCTTGTTTGTGGTTGTAGATATTGAATTACGCCATCAAATATTAAAGTACCTCCATAATTAGTGTTGTAAGTTACGCCATTTCCGAAAATACCATTATTTGCAGAAGGAGATAAATCACCAATAACAGCACCACTACCCGGATAAGATAATGAGTTGCCAGCATCATAATGTAAAATCAAATCATTAGTAACTATTGGTTGTAACGTCCCCCCACTACTTGCTATTATTCCGTGACTTGCTAATATCATTTAAATATAATTTAAGTTTAACAATGTTTTCTTCCTTTGGTTTGTACTCTTTTTTTTTCTTCATAAATACCAATTTGTTAAATAGTTATTATGTTGTGGATATACATCTCCATTCTCATTGGTTGTATACTCAGGAAACAAACTATTGTTTTTGCAAATATAGTCTAAAAACCTTTGTGAGTAACTTTCAGCTATGCGTTTTTCTTTTTCGATTAAGTAATCAACTTCTTCTTTCGATACAATTTCGCTATTCTCTGATTGATGCTTATATATTCCTTTATTTGATATTGTGTAAGCGCAAAACGGTAAGTATTCAACCATTGTGAAATGTATCAGCATAGGCTTTAAATACGAGCGTACAAGCGTTATGTAATTACCCGCAAGGGCATTGTTGGTAATATCCGTTTTAATCTTATCCAATAGCTTCGTTCCAGTGTATTGCTGAATCCAAATATTTTGGGCAACCAATACAAATTGAATCACTTTGTCAACGTCTGTGTTTGCGTTAAGTGAGGTATATTCCTGTAGGTCTTTTTTCGAAATTAGTAATGCTTCTGCCATGTCTTAATTATTTAGGGTATGCGCCTTGGTTAGGCATGTCAATAGGTCTTGTATATACTCGTTTATCGTTCACTGGTACAATCTCGCCAAGTTTACGAGCAACCGAAGGTTTAAACTCTTTCATAAACTTTTTCGCTATTGGTGAATTAACATCTGATTTACGTAAATACGTCTCTCTCACCCACTTATGATGGCATGATTTGCCACCTTTGAATAACCATATGTCATAAGTTGTAGCTCCCAAAGCCCCAAAACCGCCTTCTGTACCATCTGAACGTGTGCGAGTTTGATTAACTACCTCACTATTCATTCTAATAATATCTTCTTTTCTGTAAACTTTATCAGCTTGGCGCATTTTCTTACAAAACAACCTTGATTTATCAGAAGTATCCCCAACATATCTATATCTATGTTTGAAAAGTTTACCATCTTGTATACTATTTGCGTTAGGTCGTGCCGTACCTGTTTTCACAAAGTTTAGAACCTTTGATAAAGTTGTTTGTTCATTGTACTTTTCCAATTGCGCATCTAATTCATCCTCAAATTCTGCATCAGCGTCACGGCTATCAATTAACACCCATTCGTCTAAATCAATATCCTCACCATATTTCGCAACGTCTAACTCATCCTGGGCGCTCATTTGTGTAATGTTACCCCCAGCTTGTTCAGGTGCTAAACCAACTAAACTTCTAACCTCGTTGGGAGTCATTGATTCAAGTACTTTATTTGCAACCAATGGAGAAAGCGAATTAATACCATCGATAACACGTTTAGAATCTCCAGCAAGTAATTCTCCTGAGTTGTCTAAAGGTTGTAATGTTTTGAAAGATAGTTTTAACGATATACCATTGAAAGATAATATTTTGTTTATCATTTCAACGATCATCTGTTGCTTTGGTTTTATAACCATGTTTTCAAACAGCAAAGCACCTGTTTTCATTTCATCAGCATTTGAGCTAAATCCACTTGCTGAAGTTACACCAAATAATAAAGGTGTAGTAACATTGTGACTACGCAATATCTTAGCCGTTGATTCATCACTTAAATAAGAATAATGGTCTGCAGCGTCTTGTAATGGAATAGTGTCTACCGTTGTCTTTGTGTTCTCATTTTCATTGAATGATATTACAACTTTCTTACCTTTTGACCCTGTTAATTTACCAATCACAGATGCAGATATCTCATCTTTCTGTTCGTCAGTTGGTTGCCCATTGTTAAAGTTTACTATTGTCGTGGGAGCAAAGGAGTTACTAACCTCATTTATAAGGTATTCCGCTATTTTCTCTTCAAGTAATGCGTAATCAATACCACCTTGATAATCGACGTTTGAAAAGTATTTCATCCCAGCACTATAAGGTGCCAAATATAAAATTTCAACTTCTTTTTTTCAACTTCCAAAAGCATCA